TTATGTCACTCGCCAACGGAAGCGGCAGCAGTTTGATTCAGGCACTCGAAACTGTCGTGCAAAATCAGTCCGTTGAGAATCTTTTGAACTACAACGTGTATGCCGCAGTTTTACAGGATTTACAACCTTTGGGTCGTTCTCTCACTATGGGTAGCATTCTCAATGGTTCTACTACCACACTCAAAGCAGGTATTAAGTTGAACGGTGCAAGTACCGTTGATGGACCTGTTGTTAGATGTTCACTTCCGCTGCACTCTGCTGTGCTGGGAACGGGCGCGCAGCAGTTCTGCCCACTCGTAGATGGGATACGACTGCGAATGACCATGGCGACCACTGCCGTTGGTATGTTGTTTGCTAACAGCACTTCTTACACTGCTGGTTCCACCGTCTACAAACTATCCAATATTGCATTGCAATGCGAAGTCATGGACCTCGATGCTGGCACCTACTCTGCACTGCTAAATCAGGCGGGAGGTGTACTAAAACAGCACTGCGTTGGTGTCAATAACTTTCAGGCAACAATTGCTGCGTCCACGTCTGCCAACTCTATTCTCATTCCGGCGCGTTATTCGTCTGTTAAGGCGCTAATTAATACTTTCCGTTTGAGTGCGAATCTCGCCACGCCAGATGTCGAAAACGTGCCCGGTGACCGTGTGTTTCCTCAAATCACTTCCTATTTCTATACCGTAGATGGTATGAATTTGCCGTCAGTCCCAATTCGTGTCGCCACGTCAGCATCTTTCATCTACCCTGGTGAAGTGATGAGCGAGATTATGAAGGTGTTCGCTGCTTCCAATATGAATGCTTTTGATGTTGTGTTCAACGCTACGCAATTCGTGGAGGCGACTGGAACTGCCGGAACTGGTGCTTTCTTTTTGGCGACCAATTTTGAGTTGCAAGATTCTTCTTCGTCTGTACTCATCGCGGGTCGCGACCTAAATTCCAGCAACGTGTATCTCAACCTTACACAGTACGCTTCTTCGGTCGCGTGCGTGGTTGATACGTTTGCACTATACGATATTGTGTTGTCGTATAACATGGACGGGTCTGTTTCTATGTCCAAGTAAGAAACCATTAAGGTAAAATAATAAAAATATAGGTATAGTATAAATGGAAGACATTGATACTATTCTGGAACGGATTCGTTTGAATTCTGCCGCCCATTCAACCAACCATAAGAGGAGGTATATCACGTTAAAGACGCGGTTGAAGTGGTATCGGTTACCCGTCATCATTTTATCCGCATTGAACTCAATATTCAGCATTGGATTGCAACCATTTATGAAACAGGAAATCATTAGCGTGTTGAATTCGTTGATTGCATTGATATGCGGTATCATAGGTAGTATTGAGTTATATCTGCAACTCAACCGACAGATGGAGCAGACGCTATCATCGTCAAAGGACTTTTACGAGTTAGCAACGGATATATTCAAATGGTTAGCACTGAAACCAGAGCATAGACCGATTGATGCAAAGACATTCATAGATGATAGTTATAACCGGTATATTAAACTTACGCAGTCAAGTATATTACTGAAAAAGCGAATGGACGACCAACTCACGGGTTACAAGTTGATAGAGTTGGAACCGTTGCAGTTAGCAGCGTTGGGTGAAACAACACCATCATCGTCGTCATTAACCAGTGACGACAGCGTATAATAATTTTCTGTTACTAATATAACAGAAATGAAAATAGAAGAGATAGAACAGAGTGATTTAGTAATCAAACCGTCAAAACAATCCATAGACAACGTATTAGACGTGCCGCCGCCATTTCCTAATAAGTGCAGTGTGATATTCGTCAGCGGTGGTATGGGAACCGGCAAGTCCACGTTCATTGCAAACTTATTCAAAGCAACCGGTAAGAACCGTATATACCGCAAAGTGTTTGACAACGTCATGTATGCAACGCCCAAGGAAGTATTTGATAGTGAGGAAGACCACGCATTCAAAAACCACCCAAAGGTATATCACGATTTAACGCAGAATACATTTAACACAATTACCGAGTTAGCAATAAAGACAAAGGACGATGAGGGAAACAGCGTGTTAGTATTGGACGATTTTAGTGAGCAATTGAAGAACAAGCAAACGGAGTATAATCTACGCAAGTTAATCAATAAGCACCGTCACATGAAACTGAATATTATTATATCAGCATTGAACCAGAAAGCACTCGCAAAGTCGTTACGTGCACTGATAGATGTAGTCATATTGTTCAAACCGAAGTCGATGGTTGAAACGGAGAATTTTAGTCAAGAAGTGTTTGGTTTAACGAAAGATGAAACAAAGGCGTTGTTCAATTTCGTATTCGATAAGCAGTATAATTTTTTGATGTATAACGCGCGCACTCATACATTCTACAAGAATTTCAATCAATTATTATTCACAGATGAATAAATTAATTTCCTTATATACATATATAGATGCCACCATTGAAGGACAAGAAGAAGAAGAAGAGAGCAAGACCCAGAAGACTCACGGGCAAACCGCCTGCAAAACAGATGATGCCTGTATTTAAGACCGGTATGAACCGTGACATTCCAATGGGAGGTGCAGGCGGTAGTCAAAACCTAATCGCCAATTTACTCGCATCAAGACAAGCACAACCGCCAGCACAAGTTATTCAAACACCCGATCAGTTCAAACTCGCACAGGATATTAGAGATATAAAGACTGAACAGGTTGGTATTGCAGAAGAGGCAGCGATACTGAAAAAGGCACGCAAGCAACGCAGCGATGCAGGTATCCCGCGAGGACCGCAGCAGAAACCGCGTTCGGGCAATTTAAAAAAGGTAGTGGGAGCAGAACCACCAGAAGAAGAAACCGCAGCAGCAGCAGGAGGCGCAGCAAAGCAGGCACATCAAGAAGCAGGAAACAAGATGTCAGCGGAGATGGAAGGTGACCCATTGAGAGTAGCGCCAAAAGCAATGGGCGGCAAGAAGGAAGGAAAGCGTCAAACATTACCTGATGCAGCACAGATGCCATTTTTTGATTTAAGTACACCGGAAGGAAAAGCAGCGTATGAGGACTATAAGCAACAAGGTTCCAATCAAATAATGAGGTAATACCTAAATACCTAAAATACCTAAACTTCTATAAACTATTTATATATTCTCAATTCTTATAAGAGGTTTAGGGAAAAGTAGGTATTTTAGATATTTAGATATTTTAGGATTTAGAGATAAAACAATTATATATAATTATCTAACATAACTATATAGAATGGATAGTAAATTCATGGACAGTTTGAAGCAATCGCTTACCAGCGAAAAGTTATCGCAGAAGACGATTGAGATGTACTTAATCAAGTTACGTATATTGAACGACAACAAACCGTTTGATAGTTTAGCATTCTTAAAGGCGAAACCCACAATCAAGTCAAAGTTGGAAGCAATCGCAAACGACAATACCCGCAAGTCTTATGTAGCAAGTATCGTGGCGATTTTGAACCGACAGAAAGGTAAGACATACGAAGCACTCAACAATCATTACCGTGTTCTGTTTGCCAAGGAACGCAGCATTTTTGCAGAGAAACCTACCAGTGAGAAGAGCGAAACACAGAAGGAGAACTGGTTGTCGTGGGACGAAGTCAAAGCAGTATTCGACAAACTCAAAGACAAGGCAGAAGACGTAGTGAAGAAACCGCGGTTGTCAAATGCTGACCGTAAGGTGATTGAGAATTATATGATACTCGCACTGTATGTGTTGCAACCGCCACGTCGTAATGACTGGTATTATACAGTCATCGGTAAAGGCGACAACGACAAGAAGAACTACGTAGACATCAAGGACGGTAAGTATTATTTCAACAACTTCAAGACTGCGAAGTCGGGTAAGGAAGTGATTGATGTGCCCGATGAAATGATGCCTGTGCTGAAATGGTATATCAAACACATGAACCTTAACGATGGCGACTACCTATTGTTTCCTGACGATGATGCACGCACAAATAGTAACCGTATGACCAAGTCATTGAACAGCATACTCGGTAAGAAAGTGGGTGCATCGATGTTACGTCACATATATTTATCTAACAAGTATGGTAAGGTATTGAACGAACAAGAAGAAGATGCAAACTTCATGGCGCATTCGGTGGGAACCGCGAAGACATACATCAAAGATGATTAGGATAATACGTTTTGATATATACCACAGGCAAAAATGTGATATATATCTGGAAAAAAGGATTTGAAATAAGGATTTATCATTGTATATTATAATATAGACCTTAAAATTTAAATTTTAAGTTAGAATTCATATATTTATATGATAATTCTCGTTTTATGAGTCGTTTTTCTATATTTCAAATGCTTTTATCCTGTCCTGCACATATCAAAACGATATATTCCATTAGCATATATCGTTTTATTATTCATCTTCCATTGTTGGTTGCTTTCATCAACCATATCTGCCATTCCAGGTTCGTTATTTCCTGCTGTCGCTGCTTAATGCGTGCCATAATTTTAAGACAACCGTGGTGTGCAGTGTTGAATATAACTTCGTTCAATCCATTCACCATAACGTATCGCCGCGTATGTTTGAACTTACCGCCGCATACTGTGCAGCAACCTTCATCGCCGTTATCGATTATTCTTATGTTCTCGCTGTCGCGTGGTAAACACATCTTATGCTAAACTATATATTATTGCGCGATATTATTATTACCACAATAATTTATCAGCGTAGTAACTGGGAGACCCGACTACCTTCCTCGTCTTCTCGTGTCGTATCTTATACAGTCGCCGACGTTCGTCGGCAACTTCCTTACCGTCTTCCTTCATAAATGTCGCGTAGTCCTTATAACCGATTGCACCCACAGACGCCACGATGTTACCGTCCTTATATACGT